TAGTTGTAGCAGATATGGTTAATTGGGCAAAGGATAATAATATTATGGTTGGGCCAGGTCGTGGTTCCGCCGCTGGCTCCCTTGTATGCTATGCCCTAGGAATTACAGATGTGGATCCAATTAAATATGATTTACTGTTCTTTCGATTTATTAACCCAGAGCGTAATGACTTTCCAGATATCGATACAGACTTTGAGGACCGCCGTCGCAAAGAGGTTAAAGATTATCTAAAGAAGAAGTTCAAGCACGTTGCTTCTATTTCCACTTACACTTATTTTAAAGACAAGGGTGTAATTAGAGATGCTGCTCGTGTATTTATGGTTCCATTATCAGATGTTAATCGTGCATTAAAACAAATAGACACGTTTGAAGACTTTATGGATTCACCAAATACTAAAGAGTTTAGAATTAAATACCCAGAGGTAGTATGGCTTGCAGAAAGATTGCGTGGAAAGATTAGGTCCGTTGGCGTACATGCAGCAGGTGTAGTTGTTGCCAAAGATGATTTAAGAAAATTTGCACCAGTAGAGTCTAGGGCGGATTCCGATGATGATGTATCTGGAAGAATACCAGTAGTTGCATATGACATGGATACCGTTGCAGACATAGGATTGATTAAGATGGATGCTCTAGGTCTTAAGACATTGTCGGTTATCGCAGACACATTAAAGTCTATTAAAGACCGTTCTGGTAAACAAATTAATCTTTCTGAGATTCCTTTAGATGATAGTAAGGTATACAAAACACTTAGCGAAGGTTATACAAAGGGTGTGTTCCAAGCAGAAGCAACTCCATATACCAACTTGCTGATTAAGATGGGCGTAGACAAATTCGAAGACCTTGCAGCATCTAACGCTTTGGTTAGACCAGGAGCTATGAATACAGTAGGTGCTTCTTACATTAAAAGAAAACATGGGCAGGAAGCAGTTCAGTATGTTCATAATATAATGAAACCATTTACGGAAAATACTTATGGTGTTATTATTTATCAAGAGCAAGTTATGCAGGCCTGCGTACACCTAGGAGGAATGACTTGGGCAGAAGCTGACAAGGTTCGTAAGATTATTGGAAAGAAGAAAGATGCAAAAGAATTCGATCAATTCAAAGATAAGTTTATACAGGGGGCTGAGAAGCATATTAGCAAAAAACAAGCCCAGCATTTATGGCATGATTTCGAGGCTCATGCTGGCTACTCTTTTAACCGTTCTCATGCTGTTGCTTATTCCATGCTTAGTTATTATACGGCTTGGCTTAAAACTTATTACCCTCTTGAATTTATGTTTTCAATTCTTAAAAACGAAAACGATAAAGATGTTCGTACGGAATATTTAATTGAGGCTAAGCGACTAGGTCTTAAAGTTCTTTTACCACATATCAATGAATCAGACATATATTTCTCATTGCAAAAGGATTCTATCAGATTTGGATTAGCCGAAGTTAAGTTTATATCAGACAGTATTGCAAATAAGATCATAGAGAAAAGACCTTATGCAAACTATGCTGACTTTATTCACAAAGCTTCGGTAAAGGGTAGCGGAATTAATAGCAGGGCAATATCTGCATTAAATGCTATCGGCGGTGCAGCATTTGATGATAACTTAAGAGACGGCAAGGAAAAAGAAAACTATTACGAGTATCTTGGCATACCTACATTTAATCTAGATCTTCCTCCAAGAATTAAATCTCAGGCTAGACCAATATCTGAGTTTGACGATCTCGGAGCATTTGTAATGTTTGGAATGGTTAAATCAATTAAGCGTGGAACTGGGTGGGCTAGAGTAGAGCTTGTAGATGAAACTGGTGCCATAGGACTATTCCATAACGAGCAAACCCCTATAGAGACTGGCCAGATGTATTTTATTTTGGTCGGAGATAATAGAATTGCTAAATATGTAAAGGTTGAAGATATTACCCCAGACTCAAAAAATACATTTGTAGACTTTTTATATAGAAAAGAATATGACTTAGCAGAAAAAGAATATATAGTTGTTGATTTTACACCTTATAAAACAAAGGCTGGTAAAACCATGGCACATATAGTATTATCTGATAAGGATAAAAATTTAACTAGAGCAATTGTTTTCTCTAGTCTATATAAGATTGCCTTAGCTAAAATGCGTGAGGGAATGAAATGTCAGGTCATTATATCGAAACTCGATGACGGGACTTTAAATATTAAGGAGATAAAGTGACAGATAACATAGAAGGCTTAGTTACTTCAATAAGTATCAACCAAGTATTGGTTGCTGTCTTAGAAGAATACGGAAAGCTAACTGTTCCTACTCTAAGGTTTTTAGATGCAGGGGCAACAGAAAAAGAATTAGTAATAGATTATGATGAGGAAGGCCCATCATTTACATTTAGTTTAAGGGACAAAATTGAACAGCAATGAAATTCTAGCCGATTACGGACTTGATGCATTAGCAGCAATGCTTCATGAAACAGCAAGAGAGAAAGGGTTTTGGGATGGAGAATATTCTCATGACAAGATTGGAAACAAACTTGCACTTGTACATTCAGAAGTTACTGAAGTATTAGAAGCAATTAGAAAATCTAAAGGAAGTGAACAGGTAGTTGAAGAAATGGCTGACGTTATTATTCGATTACTAGACGTGTACGCAGCAATGAGGAATGAAGAACAAATTCTTCATAGCCTAGATGAAATACTGGACGCAAAAATAAATAAAAATAAAGAACGTCCAAGACTTCACGGCAACCTATTTTAATGATATAATAAGCAGAGAGAAGAAAGAATAATAATGGAAATTGTATTAGACGATATATTAGCAAAACTAGATCCAAAAACAAGAGCACGAGTTCAATCAGCAGTAGATGTAAATGTAGATAAGCAACCAACACCAAGCATAGGTCTGAACCTTGCTCTTAAGGGTGGACTTGCTTATGGAAGACAGATTCTTGTTTGGGGAAATAAGTCTGCTGGTAAATCTTCTTTCTGCTTACAGATGTTGGCCTTAGCACAAAAAGAAGGCAAGAGTTGTGCTTGGATTGATGCAGAGCATTCTTATGATCCAGAGTGGGCGAAGAGTCTCGGCGTAGATTCAGAAAAATTAATTTATTCACAGGCAAAAACTGTAAATGATATGGTAGATGTTGCAACCAAGTTAATGGAAGCAGAAGTCGATATCATTGTTGTTGACTCTATCTCGGCATTGCTACCAGCAATCTATTTTGAAAAAGATGGAAACGAATTAAAAGATTTGCAAGACACTAAGCAAATCGGTGCAGAAGCAAAGGATATGACTCACGCAGTCAAAATGTTAAACTATGCAAACAAAAATACATTACTTATTCTCATTTCACAACAGAGAAACCAGTTTGGATCTATGCATGCTAGCCACATACCCACGGGCGGAATGGCAGTTAAGTTCTTCTCCTCTACCGTTATTAAATTATGGTCTTCGGAAGCCGAAGCTAATGCTATTAAAGCTGGCATTAAAGTTGGTGACAAGATTATCGAACAAAGAGTTGGCAGACCAGTCAATTGGATTATTGATTACAACAAAGTCGGTCCCCCAAATTTATCAGGACAATATGACTTCTACTATCAAGGAGAAAACTTAGGGGTAGATTTAGTTGGCGAGACATTAGATGTTGCAGAAATGTGTGGCATAGTTGAAAAGGGCGGCGCTTGGTATACCGTAGACGGAGAAAGATTTCAAGGAAGAGTGAAGGCAGTGCAGTATCTTCGTGACAACCCTAAAGTAGTTGCAAAACTACAGGAGGAAATTCGTGCCAAATCTTAATGAGTTCTTTAACAAAGAAGAGATTAAGCCAGTAGAACTTGAAAAGTTTGGTGGCAAAAAGCCTTGCGCTAAATGTGATAAGGATGCAGAAGAGTATTTCTGGGATGCAATGTCTCTTACAATGAGCTGGGAATGTCCAGATGGTCATAAAAACTCATTTAAGGTTAACTAATGTCAGAAAGATCTGAAATAAAAAGAGATGGCGCAAAAGCTCAAAAGAACTCTGGGCGTGGGCAATATCAAAAAGGTGATGCCAAGTGGTACTCCTTTGTAGTAGATTACAAAGAAGCTAATTCTTCTTTTACATTAAATAAAGATATTTGGGCTAAGATATGCACAGATACATTTAAAGTAAATAGAAACATGCATCCATGCTTGAAGATTATTATTGGAGAAGATTCAAAAGTCCGATTAGGTATTGTTGAATGGGCAATGCTAGAAGAACTGATTACGTTTTGGGAGGATAACCATGGGATCAAATAACAAAATACCTTTTAATAAAACTATTATTAAAAATGGTAGAATTGTCAGGGTTAGAAAAGATGGTACCGTAAAGGCCGACTTAGGCCCTTACAAGGTAAATCATAAGAAAGATAAGTAAAGGCTATGAAAGAAATATTTTTAACTACAGCGGTAGGAGCAGCAGTAGGAGCAGTGTTTAGTATATTTAAATTACCTATTCCTGCCCCTCCAGTATTTGCAGGATTAATGGGAATCGTAGGTCTATGGATAGGCTACGGTATTGTTCAAAGGTTTATCTGATGGAAATATTTTTACTGTCTGGAATTGCAATAGGTTTTTTAATTGGATACCCTTTTGGACTATTCATAGATAAATTAGACAAGAAAGATAAGGCTAAAAATGGCGGAAGATAAAAATACATTAGAGTTAATTAGTTCTATTACAGAATTCAATGAACTACATGAATACATGAAAGATGATCAACTAGATAAAGCCCTTGCTATTGTGGTAAAGCTGTTGATGAATCCAGATGTTCCTTCAGCCAAAGCCCCATACTTAATTATAGAATTACAAGCAATGTCAACAAAATTTTCTATGATGGCTTCAGTTTATTCAACAATTGCTAAAGATAAGGCTGGAACTGTAAATAATAATAAGAAAAACATTTATTATTCAGCAAAAGAATCTATAGATAAACTAGTAGATGCACTTAAGTATGTCGTTAGGTACAGTTCATAATGGTTATATTAAGTAAAATTTATACAAAGACTGGTGATGATGGCCAAACTTCTACAGCTAATAATGAAAGAGTTTCTAAAACAAGTCCAATAATGGAAGCCATAGGTGCTGTAGACGAAGCCAATTCGGCTATTGGAATGGCAACAGATGAGTATAATGATATTATTGAAAGAGTTCAAAGCGATTTGTTCGATCTTGGGGCAGAGCTTGCTGGTGCTCCAACAATAACAATATCTGAAAGTAGAGTGACATATCTAGAAAATGTAATTGATGACTACAATGAATACTTAGAGCCGTTGAAATCATTTGTTTTACCTACAGGACCATTACACAATGCAAGAACAATTGTTCGAAGAGCAGAACGTGAAGTTTGGAAAATAGAAAATGTTAATCCAAACATTGCTAAGTATTTAAATCGTCTATCAGACTTGTTGTTTGTTATGGCTAGATATCACAATAAAGGAAAAGAAAAGTTATGGGTGCCAAGTAATGGGTAGAGATATTGTAAAGAACCTTAAGTTTAAGAAGCATGCAGGCAAGCATTTTGATCCTGAAAGATTTGCCCAGCTATTGGACGAGTCATATCGTAATACCAAACGTGCAGATGGAGAGATGACTAAGAAGTCATTTAGTCCAAGCACACTTGGATATGGTCACGGAACATGCCCAAGATATTGGTATATGGCTTTTAGTGGCGCTATGTTTATTGATGATAACGATGCGGTAGCAGTTGCTAACATGGCACAGGGAACACAAGCCCATGAAAGATTGCAGAATCTAATTAAAACAATGCCAGAGTGGAGAGCGGAAGAAGAAGAGATTGTAAACGAGTATCCTCCAATTCGTGGTTTTATAGATTTAATTATGGAGTATGATTCAGAAACTGTTATTGGTGAAATTAAGACGGCTAAGCAAGAGGTCTGGGATCAAAGACAGGCAGAGATGAAGCCTACAACAAATCATTTACTTCAACTACTTACATATATGAAACTAAAGAATGCAAAAGAAGGATTCTTCCTTTATGAGAATAAAAATACTCAAGAGATTATTGTTATTCCTGTGTCCATGAATGATAAGAACAAAGAGATTATAGAAGAAGCTTTTACATGGATGTGTGAAGTATGGGATAACTTCAAGGAAGGCGACCTTCCAATGCGTCCAGCAGGTGCCTCAAAGTCTAAGATGCCTTGCACATATTGTCCAATTAAAAAAGAATGTTATGCAGGATTAATTGGAACTGTTCAAATTGAGTCTTATAAGGTTCCAAAATTGTGATTTGTGCAAACAAAGAGTGTTTAAATGGTAAGGAGTTTACTCCTAAAACTCATAACCAAAAATATTGTTCTGATGAATGTTGCAGAATTGCAACAAACAAAAGAATTATGGAAAAGTATTATGAGAAAAAGGCTATTAGGAATGGCGCTGCTCGTGGATGCAAGAAATGTGGTGCACAGTTAAGTAGATATAATGATACTCCGTTGTGTGCCTCTTGCCAAAAGAAAATAGATATTACTAAAAGATCTAAGATAAAAGGAATGATAGATGAAATTAGCTGATTTAGTAAAAACAAAAGCCAGCAGAGTTCTTGGTATTGATGCTTCTACAAATTCAGTAGCGTTTTGTCTTATGGAAAATGATAAGCCATTGAAGTGGGGCAAGATTAATTTTGTTGGTCAAGATATATATGAAAAGATTCATGACGCTAAAATTAAAACAAGTTCTATGTTAGATGAGTTAAAGAGTGATTACATTGCCGTAGAAGGTGCAATACTTGTCAGATCCCCTGATGCCGTGATAAAATTATCTTATGTCTATGGTGTTGTTATTGCTGAGCTCATGTCTACTGGCGCTTCCGTTATTACTATATCCCCTAGTTCTTGGCAGGCATATATTGGAAATAAAAACCCAACCAAAGACGAAAAGGCGGCTATCAGAGTAAAGAATCCAGGATACGCAGATTCTTGGTATAAGACTCAATTAAGAAATATGCGTAAACAAAGAACTGTAGATTATTTTAATAAAAAATATAATCTATCTTTAACAGATTTTGATGTGGCAGATGCATTCGGCATTGCTCATTATGCTAACAAGGTGTTGACAGAACGATGAAGTTGTATCAAAGTCAGACATGGCTATACAGAAGGTATGTAGTTCAAAAGAAAACGGTAACCGAGATTGCCGATGAGTGTAAGGTCTCTGCTATGACGATACAGAGATATTTAGAGAAGTTTCAGTTAATTAAAAAAAGATGAGTATACCAGTCCTTGTAGTTCCAATATTAAATAGATACGATCTATTAGAGTCTATGCTTGACTCTATTAATTATTCAATAGATAATATTTTAATTATAGATAATGGTGGAGGATTTAAAACAGAAAAAGAAAATGTTAAAGTTTTAAATATGCCAGCAAATCTAGGGTTATCTGCTTCGTGGAATTTAGCAATAAAGTGTTATCCTCATTCTAAATACTGGTTGTTTGCTTCTGCAGATACTAGGTGGGGAGATAGCGCCTTAGAAGAAATAGATAAATTAAGTGGCCCAGATAAATTAATTCTTACAAATGATGCATATGGATGTTTTTCTGTAGGTGAAAATGTAATAGAAAAAATTGGATTATTTGATGAGTATTACTACCCAATTTACTTTGAAGACAATGATTTCCATGAAAGAGTTGCAAGATTCTGTCCAGAAAATACTATAGTATCAACAGCTATTGACACAGCTCCTGAAGTAGGAAGCCAAACAATTAATAGTGATGATAAGTTAAAGAATATAAATCATCAGACGTTTGTTAAGAATGAAGAATATTATAAATATAAGCAGACTAATAATTTTGAAATTTCAAAACAATGGTCTTTATCGAGAAGAAGGGATCACGAATGGCTACGATAGGAGTATTGCCTGCTTCAGGTAAAGCATCTAGAATTGGAGGCATACCTAAATTTTGCCTTCCGATATCTGATGAAAGATCACTGCTTCAATGGCATGTAGAACAAATGCTTGAGGTATGTGATGAGGTTCGTGTGTCTACTAGACCAGAATGGATTCCAATTATTCAAAATATGGATATGAATATTAAATTAATTGTAAAAGAACCATCTACCATGTCTGATGCAATTAAGTTTATGATAGGGGAATACAATGATACCGTGCTGGTAGGAATGCCAGACACTTATATTTTAAATGCTCCGTCAAATATATATAAAGAAATGATGAAAGAAACTAACGCAGATTTGGTACTAGGTATATGGGAATGCCTAGGAGAATTAAAAGGCAGGGTAGGACAAGTACTTGTTTCAAATGATAATAAGGTAATTGCTTCAAAGGATAAGGTTTCAGATTGCGATTATAAAGATATGTGGGGTACTATGCTATTCCGAAAAAATATGATAAGATACATAGATCCAAGTTTAGACCACCCAGGAAAACAAATTCAAGAGTGGATAGATGAGGGAACAAATATTCAATCTGTTCGACCAGGCGGCAGATATATGGACATAGGTACACTACGTGGACTTAAACAGCTATATAAAGAAATGGACGTATGATGTTAAAACCAGTATTTCAAGATGTGTCAGAGTTTAATTGCAGTGATTTATATTTACATTCTGTAGGTGCCCCATCTGGTTCAAAGATATGGGAGGCATGCCATGAGATTGCTCATATGCTTATTGATAAGAATATATCATACGGAGACTCGGCCTTGAACCCAATTAGAATATTTTCTACAACAGATGCAACAGAACAGTTAAAGGTTCGCATTGATGATAAATTAAATAGAGTAAAGAATAACCAGGGATTTGCTGGAGATAATGACATTGATGACCTTATCGGATATCTAATTCTATATAAAATAGCTAAATCTAGTTGATTTTTTAGTCGACTAAGAGTATACTCTAATATATGTCCGAAATTGAATTAGCTGATCACTTTGATCGTATGAACATGGTAGTCTCAGAACTGCTTAAGGGAAACAACCCTACCCAAATTGCCACCGTAACAGGCTTTAAAAGAGCCGAAGTGGTCGAGTTGATAGATGAGTGGAAAAGTGTTGTACACAACGACACAGCGGCCCGTGAAAGGGCTAAGGAAGCCATCTCAGGAGCAGACCAACACTATGCCATGCTTATTAAAGAAGCGTGGAAAACTGTAGAAGATGCAGATCAGGCGGGCCAATTAAATGTTAAGGCTACAGCCCTAAAATTAATTGCAGATATTGAAGGTAAAAGAATTGGAATGCTGCAAGAAGTGGGCTTGTTAGATAATGCCGAGTTAGCAAACCAGATTGCAGAAACAGAACGCAAACAAGATATCCTTGTCAAGATTTTAAAAGAAGTAACAGCCGCATGTCCTAAATGTAAGATGGATGTTGCAAAGCGATTATCGCAAATTACTGGAATCGTTGAACCAGTAATACTAAACGAAGAAGAGGCTAATGTACTGTGAGCATGTCTATAAAGAAATGGATACAGACCTGTGTCCAAAATGTGGCCTGCCTACACACAGAATTGATTGGAAAGAAGTAGCAAGACTACACAAGGATTGGATATCTAGTGGAAAAGCTACTGCTCAGGGATGGTGGTCAATTTAATGGATCTTAATTTTAATGATTTAATTGATATGCTGGATGGCGAAGAGTTTGATGAACGTCCAGTAGATCTAAGAACATTTGTACAGAGCCCAGACTATTTAGGCCTGCCGCCACTATCTGAATATCAATACACTCTTATTGAAAAGAGTTCTCAGATTTATAAAGAGTCTACCCTTGTTAAACTGTTTGGTGAAGATGAAGGCGTTAGAATGTTTAAGCAAACAGCCAATGAGGTTGTTGCTCAGTTAGGTAAAGGTTCTGGAAAAGATTACTGCTCAACCATATCAGTAGCCTATATAGTATATTTACTATTGTGCCTTAAAGATCCAGCATCTTATTACGGTAAGCCGCCTGGAGATTCTATTGATATTATTAATATTGCTATCAACGCACAGCAGGCAAATAACGTATTCTTTAAAGGGTTTAGAACACGCATAGATAAGTGCCCTTGGTTTGTTGGAAAATACACAGAAAAAGCTTCTGAAATTAAATTTAATAAAAATATTACAGTTCATTCAGGTCACTCAGAGCGTGAGGCTTGGGAAGGATACAACGTAATTGTTGTGATTCTTGACGAAATTTCTGGTTTTAGCGTAGAGAATACAACTGGTCATGAACAGGCAAAGACTGGAAGTCTTATATATGAAATGTATCGTGCATCGGTAGACTCACGTTTCCCAGATTACGGCAAAGTTATTTTGCTCTCATTCCCAAGATATAAAAACGATTATATCCAACAAAGATATGACGATGTAGTTGCTGAAAAAGAAACGGTAGTAAGAACACATCATTTTAAATTAGACAATACTCTACCAGACGGCACGGAAGGTAATGAGTTTGATATTGAATGGGAAGAAGATCATATCCTATCTTATAAATATCCTAGGATGTATGCTCTGCGTAGACCTACATGGGAAATTAATCCTACACGAAGCATAGAAGATTTTAAAGTTGCTTTCTATAAAAATACTCCAGATGCACTAGGAAGATTTGCATGTATGCCATCAGAAGCAATTGATGCATTCTTTAAGTCTCGTGAAAAAATTGAAAAAGCATTTAGCAATATGGCTCTAGCAGTAGATGAGTTTGGAAGATTTGAAACTTGGTTTGCGCCAGATCCAGACAAGGAGTACTTCTTGCACGTAGACCTTGCACAAAAACATGACCATTGTGCGGTCTCTATGGCACATGTACAGAAATGGGTGAATGTAAAAGTAACAGACACGTACTCACAGCCTGCCCCTATTGTTGAAGTTGATGCAGTTAGATATTGGACACCTACTCCAGATAAATCTGTAGACTTTACAGAAGTTAAAGATTATATATTATCTCTTAGAACAAAAGGTTTTAAGATCCGTGTCTGCACGTTTGACCGTTGGAACTCTCACGACATGATGCAGCAATTAAAACAATATGGTATTAACACAGAAACATTGTCAGTTGCAAAAAAACATTACGATGACATGGCTATGGTCGTTGCAGAAGATAGATTAAGCGGACCTGCAATTAAATTGCTTATAGACGAATTACTTCAGTTAAAAATTATGAGAGACAGGGTTGATCACCCACGAAAAGGATCAAAAGACTTGGCTGATGCTGTTTGCGGTTCTGTATATAACGCAATTAGTAGAAGCAGGCCACAAAACAACGAAGAGATAGACATACATACCTACAGCTCTTTGAAGTGGGATAGAGAAAAAGAAGAAGACGAGATCGTAATGAACATGATAAGGCCACCAAGAATGCCCAAGGATTTATCAGATGTATTAGACGGAATGGAAATAGTATGAGTATATATCAAGAAAGAGCAAAAGAATGTAAGTGTTGCGGCAAACACGTCCCGCTGCCTACAGTATTAAAAGAATATAATGGAGTACCACTTTGCCCTACTACATTTGCTAATGTGATAGAATATAAGAGAATCTGGAAGTCTGCTGGCTCTAGACCGCTAGGAAGTATTAGAAAACACTTTTCTGAATATGTTCAGCAGATAGTAGAAACAACAATTGATAAAAATGAGGACGGAACCATAAATGAGTCTTGAAGATAAGAATGACGATGAAATGTTGGCATATTATCTAGAGATAGGAGTGGTTAATTTAGAGGGCATGGATGAAAATGGAGAGATGATTTATTCCATAAATCAAGAACTTGCAAAAGATCTAGCCCCAGAATTATGGCAGTCCCATGTTGATTATGTTGATAGGTCTTTGATTGAATTGTATGAAGCTGGTTTAGTAGAAATTGAATATGATGAAAATTTACAGGCAACTTTGCATTTAAGTCCAGAAGGACAAAAAATAGCTAAAGAAAAAGGTCTTGTGGAAATAGATCCAAAAGACTTTAAAGATATACCAAACGACTAGGAGAAAAATATGCCTTGGGAAATTAAACAAAACGTAGCAGGATGTAAAGGGTACGCTGTTGTAAAACAGGGTAGCGGAGAATTAGTAGGATGCCATTCAGGAGAATCTGCCGCTAAAGCCCAACTAAGAGCCCTGTATGCATCTGAAGCAGACGCAGAAAAAATGAAAGATAAGAAAAAAAAGATTTTTTAAATATGATATAATTATCCTAGGATGCCCTAAAGGGGTCCTAAATTAACTTATTCGCTTGAAGGAGGAATAAAATGGTAACAACATTTGCATGGGACCTTTTTAAGGACCCATTTTTTATTGGGTTTGATAGGGCGCTAGATACATGGAATCATGTCCAAACAGTATCTGCTTCTACAAATTACCCACCATATAACGTAATCAAGGTAGACGAAGACAACTTTGTTGTCGAATTAGCCGTTGCTGGTTTTGGTAAAACAGACATTGATGTATCAACAGCAGACGGCAAGCTTACAGTAAAGGGAGAATCAAAAACGGAGGATAGCGATTCGAAGTTTATCCACCGTGGTATTGCTGCCCGTAAATTTACTCGTGAGTGGGCTCTTGGTGAGTATATGGAAGTAAAGGCTGCTGAACTAAAGGATGGAATGCTTAAGATTGATATTGTACGCATTTTGCCAGAAGAGAAAAAGCCAAAGACTATCAAGATCAAATAAATAGTATAATAAAGATCTGCACCCCGTCACTGGGGAGTCGCAGATATGGGCATCGCTGCCCAGGATAGTCGGGGGAGACAGCGACTTAAAACAACTGGAATAGTCCTGAGCATGACTGTAAACTGCTCATCAAAATTAAGGAGAATTATGTTTGAATACAGAGTTAAGCAAGTAACAAAGATAGTGGACGGAGATACTATTGATGTTGACATTGATCTTGGTTTCAGCATATCGTATTCTCAAAGACTTAGACTAGCTGGCATTGATACACCAGAGTCAAGAACAACAGATAAACTTGAAAAAACATTAGGCTTAGAGTCAAAAGAATATCTTAAGTCTAAGTTTAAAGATGCCAAAGATATTATAGTAAAGACAGAAAAGCCAGATAGTTCAGAGAAATATGGAAGAATACTTGGCTGGGTTTATCTTGACGGCAATACAAAGTCAGTTAATGAGCAGATGATTGAAGATGGTTATGCGTGGGGATACATGGGAGAGACTAAGGTCAAAGACTTTGTTGCCTTAGCTGAAAAGAGAAAAAAGAGCGGTAAGTAATGCCTATTTACGAGTACAAGTGTGAGTGTTCACCAGACAGTATAGTGCCAAAAGAAAGATCAATAACTTCTGTAGAGCCAATATACTTATGTAATGAATGTGGTAAGAGATTGCAAAGACATTACGGTGGGTTTGGCATACAGTTTAAAGGTAATGGTTTTTATAAAACAGATAACGCAAAGTAGTTAACTAGTTTAATTTAATAAGATCATTGTGTTATAATTCTTAAGTAAACAAAAGTATTGTTTTACTTAGGAGAAACCTAATTGACTAGAAGGGTAAAATACCTACTATCCAGCCTCATTGTTGTGGGCTGGCTTTTTATTTTTGGACCAACTACTTCATATGCAGAAGAGCCTCCAGCTCCATCAGAACAAGTAGTTGTAAGCCCTGCTCAACAAGCAGTCAATGAGGCATTGGCGACAGCTAATACAGAAGTTCAACAGGCTATTGCCTCCACAGATACAGCAACTGCCGCAATTAGTGTTGCTCAATCAGAAAGAGCAGAAGCTGTTGCAGAAGTATCCCAAATAAACCAACTGGTTAGTGTGGCTCAAGCAAGCGTTGCGGCAATTGATACAGCAACTGCTGAAATTAATGCAGTAGATCTTACAGTTACTCCAATAGACCAAAGCTCACAATTAGTTCAAGATGCCAAAGAAACTATATCTACAGCTCAAAATGCAATAAATAATATTGATACTTCAACTGCTCAAACAGCAGTATCTGAAGCAGTGTCTGCACGAAATGTTGCAGTAACAGCACAGGCAACAGCACAAACAGAATTAACTCAAGCAAATATTGCTATTGATAATGCTCAGACAGCAGTAAATAATTTACAAGCAACCATAGGCACAACTACAAATGTTTTGGCTGGGGTAGACGATGCTGGCATAAGAATGAATCTTCCATTTAATTTATTAATGGGAAACACTCTATATACCAACGTATATGTTGGATCTAATGCCACAATAACATTTGGCGTAGATCAAGGTTGGATATATTATCAAACTCCAAATGCTCCATCTGTTTCTATTGCTGGTTGGGACTGGACAACTTGGAGTACAGGAACTGGAATTACATATTCAACTACAGGAACAAGTCTAGATATTGCTTGGGATGTAAGACCATATCCGCAACAAGATGCCTCTACACAAATGGTTCAAATTAGATTTAATGCTGATGTAAATCCAACAGATGGTGCCTGGATGGCAAATGTAACTGCAGTTGGACCAATACCAAATGGGGCAAGATTTAATTACAGAGAAACAACTAATGGAACAATTATTCCAATACAGGATACAAATACTGGATCAGGTTTTGCGGGACAAATAAGCCAGGGCTCAGCATTTACTCCATACGTAGATCCTAATACTTCATCAGTTCAGGCAGCAGTAGATGCAGCAAATGCAACTATTACTCAATTAAATCAAAGCCTTAGCCCAGTTGTTGCTCAGAATACAGTAAATAATGCTGCTAATGCTTCTCTTGCGTCTAGCATATCATCATTAAATAATTCAATAAATACTGCCTCTGTTGCAAAAACAAATTTACAAACAGCATTGAATACAAATGCTCAAGAATTAAATACAGCAATTAGTAATAATATTCCAACTCCCGCTCCAATTATTTCAGAAACAACTATTGAAGGTACAACTGTTACTATAGCCCCAGAACTTCCATCAGGATATACAGCCAACACTTGGTTTTATCAAGTAATTGCTAATAGTCCAGATGCCGAAAATCCTTATGCTGGTCAAACATTAAATACTGACGGAGCCCCAGAATCAATACAGCTAACAGGACTTGAAGAAGGAGCAACATATACAATAAGAATTGCAAACTGGTCTGGACCTGTAAGTAATTATGCTGAAACTGTAATTTCAATTCCTTCTACTCAAAGTTCAAATTTAGTTGCTAATCCTCCAGTCGTAATAGATCTTGGTCCAATTACAGAGCCACCAGCAGAAGAACCACCAGCAGAAGAGCCACCAGCAGAAGAGCCACCAGCAGAAGAACCACCTGCAGAAGAACCACCTGCAGAAGAACCACCTGCTGAAGAGCCACCTGCAGAAGAACCACCTGCTGAAGAGCCACCAGCAGAAGAGCCACCAGCAGAAGAACCACCTGCTGAAGAGCCACCTGCAGAAGAAGCACCATTAACTGTAGAAGAAATTGTTTCGGTATTAGAAAATTTAATTAATGATGGAAACTTAACAGCATCAGATGCGGAAGCCGTATTAGATGCATTAATGTCTGACGGAGAAATAACATCTTCTGAGGTTAATAATCTTTCTGACGCATTAACTGCAGATGGAACATTTACTATTGCAGAAAAAGAATTAGTTGCAGATGCATTAATTCAAGCAGCAGAAGGAAAGCCAGTAACTGCATCAGATATTGCAGCAGCGGGACTTGAATATCGTGATCTTCCTCCACAAATACCAGTTGAAGTTAGAGAAGACGCAAATGGCAACCCAGTAGTTATTACAGCGGAAGTTGCTTCTGCTTTACTTACTTTAGAAAGCCCAGCAGCACTTGTAAATGCAATTGCTGGATGTTTTAATCCAGAAGAAGCTATAGAAGGACTTACTGAAGAACAAAAATGTGAGTTAGGAAAAGCCCTTGCAAATATTGGAGCTGATATGTCTCCACAAGAACGACAAAAGGCTAAAGAAGTTTTAGTAGCAGCAATTTTAGTGGGTCAAGTAATACTTGGCAGCGCAATTTTAAGAATAAGGGGGTAAATTATGAACTGGTTGAAAAAAAGAGCAATAGCCGTACTTAGCGAAAACTTCACGTTCCTAGGGTTTTTTGTAGCCTGGGTAGTATTAGAAGGAAGCGCTAAAACAGTAGTGGGCTATGTAACCCTAGCCTCTGTAGCATTATGGTTCCTAACCATAGGAATTAGAGAGCGGGCAGAAAAAGACGAATAAATGATATAATAGGGTTATGAAGAGAATAACTACTATTGCTTTGTCAGGTCTATTAATGCTATCATTAACTAGCTGTGGCTATCAGGGATCATATAGATACCCATGCCAAGACCCTGCTAATTGGGAGAAGGCGGAATGCAATCCTCCAATTTGTGAAGCATCAGGCACATGCACTAAAGATGTAATTGGTAAAGCATCAACTACTACTACTGAAACAGGTACAACAAATGGCTAAAGAAAGACTAAGTCCACAAGATCTGGACGCTAGATTAAAATTTATTTTAGGAATTACGCTTGGAACAATCCTATTGGCTACATCATTAGGAATATTATATGGACTTTTATTTGTAACACAACCAATTGGAGCACAATCAGAAAATGATAAAATGTTTTTCAACGTACTTGGATCTGTTGCAACATTTATTACAGGAACACTTGCTGGACTATTAATTGGTCAATCAGGTGCTAAAGATATTATGAAAGCACAACTTGATAATAAAGAGATGGATGCTAAAAATACACAAGCAGATAAAAAGCTTGAAGCAGAAATTGATGCAGTCGCAGCACGTTTAGCAGCTAAGCCAGATGGCGCAATGCCAGAAGTACAACCAGTAGACACTGATTGGGATAAGGATTAATCATGGCAGAACAAGGTACAGCGGCACGTTTAATTGAAGTTGCTACAGCAGAATTAGGATATATTGAAGGTCCTAAAGATAATGAAACTAAATACGGTGCATTTACAAAAGCTAACTTTCAGCCATGGTGCGGATCATTTGTTATGTGGTGCGCTAACGAAGCTGGTGTAAAAGTTCCAAATACTGTTTATACTCCAGGTGGGGCACAAGCATTTAAAAAAGCTGGCTCATGGATTGACGGAGATCTAGCAGATCCAGAACCAGGAGATATTGCCTATTTTGATTTTCCTTCAGATGGTGTTGATAGAATTTCTCACGTAGGAATTGTTATTAAAGATAACGAAGACGGAACAGTTTGGTGCATTGAAGGAAACACAAGCCCAGATAAAAAAGGAAGTCAGAGAAATGGCGGACAGGTTTCAAAAAAGCTTCGTGCATTTAGAAAAAATAAACAAGGTGAAATGATTTCTATTGTAGGATTTGGTCGCCCAAAGTTTAAAGGTGCTGGTGCTGCAAAGCCAAAAGCTTCTGAATCAACTGCTTCAAAATGCCCAACTTGCGGTAAGTAAATGAAAAAATACAAAGTTAAGCTTGAAGTAGATGTAGAAGTAGAAGCCTTCGATGAAGGCGATGCTTTAGATTATGCCAACGACATATTTGGCGTAGATGATGAAATTAAAAACGTAAAAGTTATAAACGTAAAGGAGAAATAAAATGGCAACAGAAGGGTACAAACCGACAGCAGGTATGCAATCAGCAGCCCGTCGTGCAATTAAATTAAAAGAGCAGGGTAAAGCAAAGGGTGCTGGAACTGCAGTAGGATGGACTCGTGCAGGACAGCTTGCTCGTGGCGAGACGCTAAGCCTTTCTACAGTAAAGCGTATGTATTCTTTCTTCTCACGCCATGAAGTAGACAAGAAGGGTAAAGACTGGGATAACGCAGAGAATCCTTCTAATGGAAAGATTATGTGGCTAGCTTGGGGCGGAGATGCAGGTTTTTCTTGGTCTCGTAAAATTGTAGAACGTGAAAAAAATAAAAGCATGAAAAAGTCTTTAATGACAGAAGAATTAGTAGAAGAGATTAAGGATATTCTTGAAGAAGCAGTAAATCCAATTGATACAGTTATTGAAATTGATGATGATGAAGACATTAAAAAAGCACTTCGTCCAGAAATTACAAAGGAACAATTAGGGATGGTAGTTGAGCACCTCATGGAAACAATTGAAGCAATGATTGAAATTCCAGAAGAAGGTGAAGAAGATATGCCAGAGCCAGGAGATCCAGAAGATGCTGGAATTGAAAGAGCTGTTTCGGTTGAAAAAGCTTATGAAAATTGTGGTTGTGAAACATGTAAGGCAATGAATGTCTCTTGCGATAAATGTCCAGTATGCTCAGAAGAAATGAGCAAATCTTATGAATCAGATAATGAAGAAGAAGATAAATGGGATAATATGGAAAAAGCCTGCTGGTCAGGATATACCCAAAGAGGTATGAAAGAAAAAAACGGTAGAATGGTTCCAAATTGCGTACCTGTAGAAAAGGCTTATGACGTAGAAGATAGAGAAGAGCCTAAAATTAAAAAGTCCATATGGGATGGAACTTTTCTTAAATAGTCATTGACATAGCCGTGGTGCTTACTGTATAATATATATCAGTGGGTGCTACGGTTTATGTTTAGGAAATAATGTTAAATCTAACAGAACTGGGTGTAGAAGTCTTTATAAAGAAGGCTAAAAATGTCACCCCATTTTGGGACAATTACGATTTAGTAATTTGGAAAAAAGATATTAATGGGTTCACAAATGTAAAAGGCATGTTCAAAGAGAACGCTTGGGGGACAGCAGAAAGAATTTCTGTTGATAGTAACGGAATATGGAAGTTGCCCAAAAAGCATGTCAAACATTTTAAATGATTTAGGCATAGACGAAGATGATTTAGATTGGTTCCATCTTGCAATATGCAGGGGAATGGATACAAATTTATTTTACGAAAAGTATGAGTCTGATGCTAATGTAGCAAGAAATATAGATGAGATGTGTTTTAGTTGTCCAGTAATGAAAATGTGTTATGAATCTGGAGTAGACAATAATGAGTATGGAGTATGGGGCGGAGTATATTTAAGTTCTGGATCTATAGATAGATCAAAGAATTTACATAAGACAGCAGAAGACTGGAAGAGGTTAAAGAAAAAAAATGTTTATTAATAAAAAAGATATTAACGAGCATTTTAAATATGGAATAAATGAATGGACTGGCGAACCAAACAAACCTGTTTTTTACACTGAAGAGATGAGAAAAGCAGTTCATCAAGTAAAGAAGCCATCAATGCTTCTTATGGACATAGTAATGTACCCAGAGTTTTTAGCGTTAAGACTGTATGAAGATAATTTTTTACAATTTGAAGGAACCAAGAAAGAAATGGTTATTGATTATGTAGGAAAGATCAAGCGTTTGCTTGAGTCATACGGAGTAAGATGCGAGCTGGAGGGTAAACCTAGTGAAAGAATACTATGATGTTGTTCACGTTGTATACATTCATTCAGAGGAATGTCACGGTACAGTTGAAAAACTTGGTGCATGGGCATCAATTGTTAAATATAATAAGGATGGCATGGAGCACACCGAACTAATGGAAAATGAAGATTTTAGTATTATAGATGAAATAGTTTTTAAACACATTGAGGAATCAGAATAATGGAAAAAATATTATGTTACAGTTGCAACAAGTCTAAGAATAAATTAGATGTAAAGAAGTCTTCTCTTCTACCAATTAATTTATTTATTTGCGAAACCTGTTCGTCTTCTAAGTTTGAGCCACGCTGGGTAATTATCTTGGCTGGTAGATCTCAAGGCCCAGATCATGTCAAAGAATATATTGTAAAAAGACGGTATGTTGGCACTGAAATTTCAGCATCGGAATTGTTGGTTTAAATAGGTTTATCATTCATTTTAAGGTATAATTGACTTACAATGAATCTAGATTACACCGCCGCCGTTATTGCTATTCTTGCCGCTATTTTATCTGGCATGGGAACAGCAATAATTGCTGGGCTTAGGGACAATAAAAAAGAAAAGATACGCAGGGCTGAGCGTGACCAAGACCACCTTAAATTAGAGGTTAAAGATTTAAAAATAGAATTATACAAAATTGAGCGTGAGTTGACTGAATGGAAAGATAAATATTATAACACTATTCAGGAATTAATTGCAGTTAAATCTGAGCTTGAAGAGACCTTACTTAAATTATCATATATAGACCATCATATAGAGGATTTAGAGGCGCTGGACAGAGAATTTTAAAAATAGTATACTAGGGTATATGACCTGTATAGTAGCCCTTATCCATGAAAATAAAGTCCTCCTAGGAGGAGATGCTGCTGCGTCTGATGAAAAATCTGGTTTAATATTTCAAAGAACAGATCCTAAAGTTTTTAAGGTAGGACAATTTGGAATTGGCTTTGTTGATAGTTTTAGAATGGGTCAAATTTTACAATATTCTTGGACTCCGCCAGTTTATAAACCAACCGCAGGATATAGAAATTTAGATAAGTTTATTAGAACAAAGTTTGTTGAATCTATTAAAGATGCTTTTAAAGAACAGGGTTATGGTAACTTTAGTTCTGGAACTGAAGATGGCGATGAAGGCGGAATATTTTTAATAACAGTTCAGGGCGCTGGTAGGATTTTTACAATGGACTCTGACTTTCATATTGGAGAAGCCGATGTTCAATATATGGCTGAAGGTGCAGGCCAAGAGCTTGCGCTTGGTTCTTTGTTTTCTACAGCAGCAGTTAAAACCCCACGTAAGCGTGTTAGAATGGCTTTAGAGGCGGCTGCAAAGTTTAATATGTCGGTTAGACCTCCCTTTACAATTATAGAAGTCTAGAGTATAATAGATTTATGAAATGGGTTAATCGTTTAGCAGCAACCCTAGTTGGATTGATCGGTATTGGGGTTATTAGACAATTTTTTAACAAATACGATGTTTTAGTGTTTGACAAAAATGATGTTGAAGAAGCTAGACAAGAAATGGCCCATCCAATGTTAAATCCTATAGATTTGCGTGGAACTCCAACCCATGCTTGTGTATGTGGGTCACAACATTTTTATATAAGAGCCATGTTTGACAATTACGAATTGGCAACATATTTCTTAGATATGCAGTGTACTGAGTGTGGAGCTTTATTAACAGCCCCCACTCCTTTAGACAGAGAGATAACAGAGTGAGAAAATCAGAAAGAATTAGACTACTTGAAATGGAAATGTTAAGAATGCAGTTCCAAATTGAATATGTCAGTAGGGCTATCGATATATTGTTACAAGAAAATAAGATAGCGGGACCAGAATTAGACGCTGGTAAATGGTATAAAACTAAACTAGATAAAAATAAATAATACCTATTGACAGGATCAGGGCTATTTAGTATTATTAGTTCATGAACAAAAAAATACTACTGGGCCTAATTGCCCTTACACTAGCAATACCATCAACATCGCATGCAAACGTAAAGAACAGGACCGTATCGGTTCCTACCCTTGCAATTCTTGATACGGGGCTAGACACATCAGTTCCTTCTATCAAAGATAAATTAATTTATGAAGTATGTATTTTAGAGTGGACAACTTGTCCAAATGGTCAATCATTTATGGAAGGACCAGGAGCATCAGCTATCCCATCACAATTAATTACAAAAAATGGATTTAGTCATGGAACTCAAATGGCTTCTGCTGCTGTATCAACAAATCCTAATATGAACATTGTATTTGTTAGAATTATTGGACAAAATATTAATGGTGACCGACAAATAACAAATGAGAAAACTATTTATAATGCTTTAAATTGGGTTTATTCTAATAAAGATAAATTTAATATTCAAGCAGTTTCTCTTTCTCAAGGAAGTCATGCACTAGCAGATTCTGCAAATTACTGTCCTTCTACTCCAACAACACAGAAATCAATTACGGATCTATTATCTGCAGGAATTCCTACATTTACAGCAGTAGGTAATAATAGCGATTATAAACGAATTGATTGGCCTTCATGCATACCACAAGCAGTTGCCGTGGGCGCTGGATCAAAGAACGGCATTGAGACTTATAATAATTATGACCCACTGTTACTAGATATCTACTCAATTGGTCAACTAAAAGTATATTCACCAGGAAACAATTTGGGTTTTGCATCAGGATCATCTATTGCTGCTCAAACTGCTGCTGCTAACTGGATTGCTTTAAAGCAATTTAAGTCAGGATATACAACTCTTCAATTAAACGATTTAATTTCTACTAAATCTACAGTAATTAAGATGGGCAAACGTTTTCCACAAATTGGAAAACTTTTTGAGTTAAGCACTGCGTTGAGTTAATAATATGTCAGATAGAATGACTGTATTAGAATCAATCATTCAAGATGTAGCAAAGGCCCTTTTTCAAAAATGGGCCAATGCTCTTCCTGAAGATCAACGCACAGAAGAAACAATTGCTAGTTTAAATAAAAATGCCACAGAGTCCACATATTTTGTAGTTAAAATGTTTATGGACAGATTTAATGAGGCAGCAGAACAATTAAAATCTCAGCCTGATGAGCAGTGACCCTATTGACTCATCTTTACTAATTTAGTAGAATAGATACTATGCAAACATTCTTACCAGAGGCGGACTTTGCAGAAACCGCAAAGCATCTAGACCGTAAACGTTTAATTAAACAAAGTGTAGAAAACCTACAAGTTCTCAAATCATTAGCTGGGCTATATAGTTCAGGTGCATGGAAAAATCATCCAGCAGTAAAAATGTGGGATGGTCATGAGGACTGGCTATTTCTTTATAATGAATCAATCATTAAAGAGATCATCCTTCGTGGTTATAAAAATACAACTCACGAGACATTTGACAAGATATACCAAGATCATTTTATGTTGCTTGAGTCTGACAAACCTTGGTGGCTTGGAAACAACAAACTTCATTACTCACATAAAGGTAGGCTTCATGAGAAAGATCCAGAAAAATATTACTTCTATTCAGAGTTTTCTGACTTTAGAGAACTGGGATATACATGTTGCGAGGCATGCAGTTATTATTGGCCAACCCATGTGGAGTCAAAATGATAGTAACTGACGAGAGCTTTGAGCAGGCAATTAAAGAAAATAAAACAATATTAATAGATTTTTGGGCAGACTGGTGCGGTCCTTGTAGAAGGGTGGCTCCAATTTTAGAAGAACTCTCAACTGAAACTGGACTGTTGGTTGGAAAGTTAAATATTGATGAGAATCAAAAAAAACCTCAAGAATACTCTGTACATTCAATACCAACTATGGTATTATTTGTAGATGGAAATCCAGTCCATACAGTGGTTGGCGCAAAGCCCAAACACATGCTCCTAAAGGAGTTGGCGGAATGGCTCTAAGTTACGACGAATGGATGACCTACGGAATTAAAAAAGGTTGGTGCGGACCTCCTGTATGTTATACACATGATGGACTACCAATGTCTGAGCAAGAAGATGTAGAATTTGGCGAAGGTCAAGATCCCTGCATTCACATTGTTCGAATGTATGAAGACATTGATATGAAGAAAGAAATTGAGTCTAATCACTCACCGACCCAATGGCGGAACTCATACATAAACTAGAATTCCACGCTCATCTAGAGGTGGATAAATTAAGGAGAATAAATTAAATGAAGTCATTTAAGAAAGTATCGCTAATCATCGCTGCAGCCCTGACTAGCACAATGCTTGTATCGCCAGCGGCTAATGCCAATGCTGGAACTGTCACACTAACAGTGGCGGGATCTGCAGCAACGGGTGGAACAGTTGTAACAACACCTGTATCACTACCAGTGCCAGCAGATAACAGCATCGACGCAGCAGATGCGTTGAAAATTGCAGTTACTGGTGTAGACACTGGAACTGTAGTAACAGCAGTTGCAGTAAATGCAACTATCGTACCAGCACTTGCAACAACTGCATCAGCAGTAACAGCATCTTCTGGAACATCAACACTGTCAATTGCGACAGGAACTGGAACAGCAGCAGACTTTTATGTATATACTAAAAGTACAGCAGTAGGATCAGTATCTATTACTCGTGCAGGAACAACAACAGTTTATTATGTACAAGGTACCGCAGGTGCTTTGAACTCAATTACTTTGTCTGCTCCAGCATCAGCAGCAGCAGGTACATCACAAGTTCTTAAGGTATCTGGATACGATGTATTTGGAAACCTAAAGGGCGGAGCCACAATTAATACTTTGGTTTCAAGCTCAGGAGCAGCAACAGCAACTGTATTAACTACAGACACAGCAACAGCAACTGTTGGAACCAAGGAGCAGACCATTACAATGCCTGCCTCTGGCTCAGTAACAGTTGTTGCATACGCAACCGTAGCATCAGCAGTAACTGGACTTGCAACTCCAATTGGATCAACATCAGCAACTATTGTTGTTCGTGATCTAGTAACAGAGTTGGCAACAGTTAATGCAGCACTAGCAGCCGAAAAGGTAGCACGTGCAGCAGATGCAGCGGCAGCAGCAAAGGCTCTTGCAGATGCAAAAGCAGCATCAGACTCAGCAACAGCAACTTTGAAAGCAGAAAATGATGCCCTAAAGAAGACTATTGCAGATCTAAAGGCTAGCTTCAATGCTTTGGCTAAGAAGTGGAATGCTAAGTTCCCTAAGCTAAAAGTAAACTGGATTAAGTAATCCAAATATTGTTTGTGGGGCAAGGGAAACCTTGCCCCATTTACATATAAATGATAGAATATATACATGGAATATATAGAGGATGCTATCAGAGAAAAAATAGCAAACGAAATAAAGTATTTAGAATTACCACCAGAGTGGAAACCTAATGATGTAATATCGTACATTGTTAGAAAGATTGAAAGGCAGTAAATGTTTAATAAGCTAAGATTATGGATCCTTGAGCAACAGGTTAAGGCTGTAGTTGCAGAGGGTTCAGGAAAGAAGGAATCAACTGTGTCAGCACCAAAGAAGACAGCCCCTAAAAAGAAGGCTCCAGTAAAGAAGACGGCTCCTAAGAAGACCGCTCCTAAAAAGACAACTAAAAAGAAGTAATGCCCTTAGAAGAAATATGTGAAATGGAGGGTTGCACCAAGCAGGCAACCCACATAACCAGCACAGAGAGCAAATACATAGTGGTTTGTGACGATTGCTGGGGAGACAAATATAGAAAATAATAAATGCTATAATAGTATGATGGATGGTATTCTAGACCCATCTAAATACAACAACCTATAGGAGAATAAAATGTCAGACGGATTAAATTTAGACGGCTTTACAGCAAATCGTAAGCCAGCAGGAACAAATGATATCAATGCATCTGGTGAGTATTCACCAGCAACTGGATCATTCCCACCAGCTAAGGATGTATCATCACAAGATGGTGCAGGACTCGGCAACAACGGTAAGTAACATGTGCGTAGAATGCGGATGTGAAGCTTTAGGAAGCTCAACTGGTATTGCAAATATCCCAGGAGGCATATTAGATGTTTCTAGGGATGGAGAAGCAGGATTGACACTAAACATGACTGCAACTCCAGAACAAAGAGAAAACTTTATTAATGAGTAATAATGGCACTGGTATGGATACTCCGCCAAATAATCAACCATCTGGCGCAGTAACCTCACAAGAGGCAGCAAGAAAAAATCCTTCGCAAGGTAAGTTTAGATCTGGATTTTCTGGTCCAAGACCAGCAACAAAGATCGATACAAACAAGCATGGTATTCGTAGAGAAACCGTACTTGGACAAAAGAAAACCAAGCCGAAGAAAGTTTAATTAAGTATTCCCCGCTAAGCCCTACTCTTAGGGCTGGCGGGGATCCTCATTGGAGAAATATGTGTAAAGAATG